TCCAGCGTGCAAATAATTCTAAATCTAGTTCAGGCTTTACGTGTGGTGGAATCTCTCCACGAGCATGAGTAAAGCAAATATCTCCGTGTACTAGATGCGGAGCTTTTTCAAATTCTTTTAGTTTGTTGTATGGAATAAAATCCATATTATCCAAACTGTAGAAATCATCAATAATTTCTACTTGTGGGTTTAAACGATTGGTAACTTGTTTTAGGTTTGTTAGAAAAGTTGTATCTTTTTTAACTGCTTCGTGATTTCCAGCATAAATAATAGTAGGAATCTTACAAGTGCTAACCAAATCAAAATATGTTTCTAGTTCTTCCATATTAGGAAGTTTATCAAAAACATCTCCACCAATAACAAAAAGATCACATTCTGATTGTAGTGCTTCTAGCTGTTGCCAAAGCATATTAAACCTATTTTTAGCCCATGTAATAGGCACGTTCTTCTGACCCAATTTAATATGGACGTCAGCTGTAAATAATACTTTCATATTGCCTTATGAGACAGAAAAGCCCGCTAAGCAAATAGTTTAGCGGGCTTTAGTTTTTTAACCTAGTTCTTTGACTGCTTCTTGCTCTGAAGATTCGCCTTCGCCATCTTCGTCTTGTTGTGTAGTAATCTTATCCAACAAGGCTTTTACATCTGCTTCTGTAGGACGAGGAAACTTCTCATCAATATTTTTAGCAGCGTCAGCCATAGCACGCTCGTCATCAGTTAATGGGCGGGCTTTGCAACGCAAAACCTGTAATGTATATTCAACATTAAAAGGCAGTGGGCCTGTTTTAACGCGCTTGAATACAACATCCCAACCTGTATCATAGTCAGTAGGGTCTCCCAAATCTTCAGCCGCTGTAACGATTTGCTCAAACAACTTCTTTTTCAAGTTAAGAGCAACAACTTTTTGCGACTTAGGGTCAATACAATTTACAGAATAGCTCCAAGAGCATTTTGCTTCTGGGAAGTATTCGGTAACATGATCTTTTTCAATGTTATCAAACTTCTCCTTTTCACGACTAAACGCCAAACATTCAACTGGAATATCTTTGTTATTAGTGCCTTTCAGCCAATAAATGTATCGTGGAAGAACTCCGCCAATTAAGCGGACCGTATTTTCGCCATCTTTGTATTCGTAAGATTCGACTTTGTTTGATTGTGCTTTACCTTTGGTATTTTTAAAGCTAAGTGCCATTTTTATTTTTCCTCGTATTTGAAGTGAATTTTGTTTTCTGTTATTTTTAGTAGCGGATTTGATTTTATTGCGTTTAGGTCAATATCTGAATAGTAAGATAGGTCTAGATATGTATAACCGTAATGTTTATATATGGCGTAATTTCTACGCCCCGCTAACCTTATGTATTGTGCTTTGTGTACAATATCTGTGCTGGTATCAGTAAATAAGCGAGCAGGGTTTATTAGAAAACTATTGCCTTTTAAGTTAAAAATCGGTTTGATTTTACTGTATTGGTTTTTAGGAATAGATTTTCTAATAAAGTGCAGTCTTAAAGTTTCAACTAATTTTGTAGAGTCACATTGTGTTTGGGACTCAAGCAATCCAAGGTTGAAGAAAAGGGTCATATACTGAAACTTAATAAATATTATACCATTTTAGATATCATTTGACAAGTGAAATTTTAGTTACGCTAATACTTTCCAGCCTTTGCGGAGATAAAGCCCTAACCTATCTGTGTTTTGCTTTTTATCGGCATAACCAGCAAATTGAATATCTACTATAATTGGGTCTAGTTTACCGTCATGCATTCGCATAATCCTACCAGCAATTTGTTCTAGTAAACTATCGTTTGACATAGGTACTGCCAATATTACGCAACTGAGGATGTTGATTGAAATTCCCTCTGAAAATATTTGCCTGCTTCCAGCAATGCACATTTTTTCTTTGGCAAGGATTTGCTCTTTTGCTCGCTGTCGATCTTCGAAACTGGTTCCCCCAGTAACCAACAAACACGTTTCACCAACATAGTCTTTTACTTTCTCTAAGAATTCTACTCTATCAGCAATTACTAAAACGCTGTGGCCTTCGGCAACGTGCATCTTAGCAATATCTGCAATAAACTGTCTATACTTGTCGTCCTGAGTAAGATCAGTAATCTTATCTACCCAGGTTGCATTAGGTTTAAGTGTAATGCCACTTTTTACCATATGAATGGTAGGTGGTATTGTATTTGATACTGGAGGCTTTAGCACTGTGCTACCAAAATAGTCTTTGAATAGTATGTGCTTGCCGTCCTTTCTGAGCATCGTTCCTGAAAGTGCAATACGGTATCTGGCGTGAAAAGCGTCAACCGTTGATGCAAATGTAGTGGCAGGACAGTGATGGGCTTCGTCCAAGATAACAGTCCCAAACTCTTTAGCAAGATCTCCTGCACACTTGGTGAGGGTTTGTATGTTTGCAACTGTGATAAAGTGGTCTTCGTGGTCAATTCGTCCACCACCAATAACTCCGCAGTCCGTCCCGAATAGGGTTCGGATTTCCTCACACCACTGGTCACGTAAGGCTGCTGTATGTGTGATAACCAAGGTTTTTTGTTCAAACTTTCTAGCCAGGTGTAATGCTGTGAAAGTCTTTCCCCACCCTGGTAAAGCGTTGATAAAAACAGTGTCATTTACTTCGTTGTAGATTGTTTGCTGATCGTCATATAGCCCAAACTTAGGGTCGGGAAAAGGCACTGGGTTCAATACTCGTTTATCTATAATCTCATATCCTTCAGGCACTAAATCTGTACGCCCTTGCGGAATAGAAAGAATACCTTTGATTAACGACTTATAGTTTTTGATAGTCTCTACACTAGCAAACTTTTTTGACCCAGTATCTTTGTGAATTTTGTAAGTAAGAGCTTTTATAACTGCTTTAGTATGCTCTACACCTGGATTATCCATATAGATACGATTCGATATAACTGCTTTAGCCATTATACTAATCTCCAAGTATCTTTTTGTGGATACTCGTAGTACCCGTAAAACAAATAGCTATTGTCCATATATAATACTCCTGCATATTGGTGGTAGCTTTCTGGCTGTACCATAGTTTTGAATCTGTGAGACACACCTTCAAGTTCTAATACACACCCTATACCCTCCGCAGGTAACACTTTAGTTATCTTCTTTGTTGTCAGTTTGGCGCGTGTGGTTTTTTTATGTTGAAAAACCTGTCCGTGGCTGTCAATAAACCACGTTGTTGATTTTGCTAACTTAATAATATCTACAAGAAAGTATACTGCTGAACTTATAGGAAATAACGTTACCTTACCTTGTAAGGCGAGCCTACGAAGCCCTAGTGTAGGCTTATCAATAGACTTATCGTCAACTACTCTATAATTTGTTGTGTGTTCAGCAGTATCCTTATCACTATATTCTGACTTGTAGAGGACTACTCCGTCAACAGTTTCAGGCTGCTTCTCACCCAGCCTGAACACGGGAAATACGATTTCCTGCAACTTCATAGTAGCCCTCCCAGTCACCAAAACTGTAGTCATCACCAATATCTTGGTCAACTCCAATAGGAGATCCAGGAATACCACAACCCCAGTCGTGCTGGGTATTACGTTTTAGTATCTCGCAATACTGTTCTACGTGCTCTTCTTTAACCAGTGCCACAATTGAGTCGTGGACAAGCATGAAGATTTTTGCATCAACATTTCTTGCTGCAATTTCGTCTGCAGTTCGCATAGCTCCAAGTAAGTTAACGTCGCTGGCAAGCGATTGGACTTCAGCATTGATTCCTGACCGAACTTCATGAGCCGCAATGCCTTTATCTGAGCTAAAGACATTTGGTAAGCGACGTTTTCTACCGAAGAATGAGTAAGTATACCCATTTTGTTCAATAAATGATTTGCGAGTATCTAACCATTGTTTTAGTTTGCTAAATTTTGTAAAGTATTGTTTAATATCTTGTCTAGCACGTTCAACTGGGTAGTCTTCACCAGTTGCTTTTGATACAGTCTGAGATACTTTGTTAGCACCACTTCCATACAAAATACCAAAAGAAATAGCCTTAGCACTTTGACGTTTACCGCCATACTTTTTCTTGACTTCTTCAACAGGACACTCTAAGTCAAACACCATTTTAGCAATAGTTGAGTGAAAGTCTCCACCACTAGAGAATACTTCTTGTAGATTCTTATCTCCGCTTAACACAGCCGCATAATACATCTCGGCTGTGGTCAAGTCCTGCGAAACGATCTTAAAACCTGCTGGAGCTTTGATGCAACCTTTGATAATAGGATTGTCGCGAGGTATTTGCTGAGCGTTGAACTTCCCAGAACTACTAAGCCTACCG